CATTTGAGCGGCCAGCATTTGGTTCCGCCTACAATTGGGGCAATCATCAGCCAGGATCATCACCTTCATTGTTGAGAGAGTGCAAGGGCCATAGCTGCTTGCTGGCTGAGAGTCTCGACCGTGCATTCCATCACAATAGCGACATTGGCGTCGGCGAGTTGAGCGTCGCCTTCGATGCCAAGGTACAACGACTCTACGGCGATAAGGTAGCCGTTCGTCCAGTCTTGGGGAAGGATGTCGGCATCGTTTGAAAGGAAAGTGAATCCACCGCCAGCAGCGTTGTTAGCGATGTCTAGGCGTCCAGTAGAGACGACGGAGCGGTCTTGAGCTGAAACCAAACCGGCCTGAGTCTGTGTGGTTAGTTGCCATGTGACATTGGCCTCACTGTTCGCGGTAATGACCCAATCTTCTCCAATGGTGCCCGGGTAGTTCTGTACTGCGATCGAATGGATGCGCAAGACCGACTTCCCTAGAGCGTCGACATACGCTCCGAGGTCGACTTCAATTTGCTGAAAGGCGCCTACTGCTGAATTTCCTGCTGCTCGGATAAAGAATGAATCTGTGCTTCTTGCCATGTTACCTATCATGATAGGTATGGTCTATAAGTATAATGTAGGGTTTTTAATCAGTAATCGCCGTTTCTTGTAGTGGTTTATTGCTTGCAGTAAACCGTTTCGCCGATTTTTTTGCAAGATCCCGATTGTTAAATAAACAACGACGCCGTCGGAGGACCATGGACGGCCGTAGATTCGATCGAAATGCAGACAGATTAGCCCAAGTTCTTTGGCATGTAAACAAAATGAAAACGGATTACATTCCTGCTCAAGTAAAACTTCAAGTTCTGATTGCTAATCTTGAATTTGCTCTTCAATTAAACGATGAATTGGGGTCGATGGCCGAGAAGGGGTTGATTTGATGGGATGGATTGTGTGTTTCCATTGTGAACGCGAGGTTTGGAATAATCCCTACCATTATTCTGTGAAGAACTTCAAGTGTGCCCGGTGCTGTCGTATCGATCGTGAGTCGAGAGGAGGGGTTTGATGACAAAGATACTCACCATCTCCCTTCCCGAGGCCATGGCTCAAGAGATAGACCTCCGCACTCGCGGACGCCGTGGGCGTTCTGAGTGGATTCGAGGGGCAATCCAAAGTCAATTGAATGGAAATCCAAACGCTGATTTAACCGTCATCGATGCAACTACTCGCCAACTCATGGCCGCCCTAAAGGTCCGTCAAGAAGTGCATCCCAAATTGAAGGACCTGCTCGCAGTATTGCTTTAAGAAAACCAGGTAGTTCAGCTGACTTTGGTCTCATTTCAGCTGAAATCACACACTTTGCTGCTTGCCTTTGACCAGTTGAAGGACGCCTTCGTCCTCGGTCATCGTGTACGGTTGAGCGACAATGAGATATTCAAGTGCCGTTCCGGCCCGGTTGTGAATAAACAATTCCTCGTTAACGATGTGGTCAGGGTCGAGACGGTCCCACGCATTAATTTGCTCAAAGGTTCCGGGGGTTGAGCCGAGATTCATCATTGACCACGCGAACACTGATGGGTCATTAGCAGGGAGCAGTTCGATCGGAAGGATGGTATCGTTAAGAGACAAACATGCAATTGCTGATTGACCAATGGCGATGTCGGATGACCAAACCGTGAAGTAGGTTACACGAAGGCCGTTCGTGAATATGCCGTCATCGACGACAAGTTGGCGAATTTCTGACGCCGCCAAGCGACCACGTAAAGTACGAGCGCCCTTCCTCATTTCCTCAACTCCTTGTGAGCAGCTTTGACGGCCTTCTTGAAACCGTCCTTCTTCCATGACCCGTTTTGCTTACGGTATTTCATTGCTTGACGCTTGAACGCTGCCTTGTATTTCTTTGAGTACGCTGAGGCCTTGCGGGACCGGGTGGTCGCCTTAGCCGCAGCGACGGCGCCGGTCGTGGTCCCCTCGACGAACGCTTGAGTAGTGCCGGGAGGAAGGCGGGTCAAGGCGTTCACGGGGACTAGAATGGCATCAGCAAGGCCACGCATTTGAGCGGCCAGCATTTGGTTCCGCCTACAATTGGGGCAATCATCAGCCAGGATCATCACCTTCATTGTTGAGAGAGTGCAAGGGCCATAGCTGCTTGCTGGCTGAGAGTCTCGACCGTG